ATTTTATCAAGCCTTCGTCCGCGCCGTCATATTCAAGCCGCCTTCGATGCTTACATATGGGACACGGTTTATTGTACGTTGCGTCAAGGCAAATGAAGTTTTGCCCTTCAACGCCCCCGACGTTTCGGTGTTCTTTCAGATAAAGACCATACACCAATTCGCCTTCGTCCCAATCGGGGTCGTTCGCCCCGCAATAATATGGAATGACGTCAATCAAATGACGCCCTTCGCCACATTTCCAAAAATTAACCCCTTGAAGGTTTTTCTTGAAAAATCCGGGTCCGCCGAATTGCTTTTTCTTGGCTTCCCGTTGCCTTTTCAATAATGCTTCACGACGCTTTTCGCGATCCGACATTCCGCCGGAACTTCCTTCCGCGCCGCGGGTCCGTGAAGACCCCCCCGTTCGTGAACTTCCACTTGTTCGATTTTTCTTTCCCGTTGTTTTTGGCATTTATTTTGCCCCCTTTCGTGTCCTTAACATTTTAGTTTGAACCCTTCTTTTCCCCGTGTCCTTTTCTTGTTGAATTCGGGGTTCGACCGTATTGTCCGAATAATAGCCCGATAAAAATATTCGGGTTAGGGCTTCCAATAAACCCTTATTTTGTTCCATCAAAACACAAGCCCCCTTCATGACGGCTTTCTTTTCGATAACGTCGCTTAAATCCGTGACGACTTCTTCCACTTTATCGATATAAAGGTTATACGCGTTTATGTTGTCCGGGTGACGATTAACGATGTTTTGAACCGTGGCTTCCGTGAACTTTTCGACGCCATGTTCTTGGGGGTCCGAAGTCCGAACTTCCGATTCCACGTTGGCACGCGTCAATTCATAATCCCTTTTGTATTGGGCTTTTTTCAAGGTCAATTGCTCTTTCAAGCGAAATTCGACCTTTTTCAATCGCGCGTATTCAAGATAATACTTTTTCGCTTTTTGCGAATGGCGCGCCATTTCTTCGTGTAAATTCAATTCGTCAATCTTCAAATCTTCGTTTAGATCGTATTTCATTTTTCCCCCTTGTTTTAATTATACCATGCGAACCGTTGTTTTTACGTGGATTTTTTATGTCACGATTATTTTAAACAAACGGCTTGTCAAAACGGGCCGTTCGTATATTGGACTTGAAAGAATGTCAATAATGTCAAACGCCCGCATATCGAATTCCGGTTTTAACATTTCCCTTTCGGCCATGGTCAAAAGGGCCTTTCGAATTGGTTCCGGTTCCCCTTCCATTGTTTTAAGTATCGGCGCGATTTGGGGCCAATTCGCTCCCGCCATAATGCCGCGGAAAAGATCAACGACGGTCGTCGTCCGTTGGGAAAAGTCGCGTACCGCTTCCAACCAATCTTCTTCGTTGGGCAATCCAATGACGCTTTCCAAAAGGATCAAGGCTTGACGTGGGCACCCTTCGGAAAATTTGGCGATTTGCAGTATTCCCCGCTTTTTGTTTCTTGGATTCACCCCTTCCATGGCGCACACGTCTTCAACCAATGATTTTAATTCCCGGGAGGTTAGGCTTGACACGGAATACGTCGCGCAACGTGTTCGAACGGTTCGAATGAGCTTCCCCGGTTCCGTCGTGCATAAAATGAAATGACAAGTCTTGGGAGGTTCTTCAAGGGTTTCGAGTAACGCGTTGAAAAACGCCGCGGTTCCTTGGTGACATTCATTCAAAATATAGACTTTCTTTTCGCCTTCCATGGGAAAGAATTTGACCTTTTGATTTATTTCCCGCGCCGTTTCAATCCCCCGGTAATCCGCGTTGTTGTATTGGTAAATGGAATATTTCGTCGCGCCGATTTCCTTCGCCAATATTCGGGCAATGGTTGTCTTCCCACAACCGGACGGTCCGGTTAAAAGGAACGACGATGGAATGGTTTCGGGCCGTGCCACGACGGTTTTAAGGGAAGCAACCAAAGCGTCGTTCCCGCGAACTTCGTCGAATGTGTTTGGTCGGTATTTCTTGTCAAGCATGGTTAACCCCTTCGCTCCATAAGTTTTTCCATTAGTTCTTTCCTATGGTTGGTAAAAAAATATCCTTCCATTAAATTCGGGTCCAAAACATTTACGGTTGTTATTTTGTTTTGTTCCGCTTCTTCTAATTCCCCGATTTCTTTTTTGTAATACCACGCCCCACCGACCGGGGTTATTTCCGCTTCAATTTCTAAAGGGACGATAATCCAATTGTGAACTTCCCGAATGGATTCCGTCATAATTTTTTTCGCCAATTCAAGAACCTTTTCCCTTTCGGGAGGGAATAAGTCAAAAACGATTTCATCATGGATTTGTGAAATGATTCGCGTCTTCATTCTTTTTCCGCGCAACGCATTATCTAATTCAATCATCGACCATAATAAACAATGAAAAGCCGTCCCTTGAATTGCGGAATTAAAAATCATATTTCGGGATAACGTATCGTTTCTTTGAAAACCCGTGAAATATTGAACGTATCCCTTTCGGATATAGTCGGAAATCATTCGTTGTTGCCATTGTCGAAAGACCGAAAATTTGTCCCAAAACTTTTCTTCAACACGTTTCACATGGTTTTCGAAAACGGTGTATTCTTGGGATCGGGTGCAACCGTGGAAAAGTTTGTTCCGTAAATGTTCCCGAACTGTTATACCTTCCCCGGTTTTCAAATGAATACATTCATTCCAAAGGTTCCGGGCACAATTGACAAAATATGAACCGTAAAATTCCGGAAACACGAATTGGTTCTTTGCATAAAACCGCAACATTTTCGTAACGGTCCGGTCCGACAACCGAAAAAGTTCCTTGGCTTCGTCTTTGTGCATGTCCGTTGTCGGGTCATTGATATACATTATCAATTCCGGGTCCTTTGTATAACATGCCCCGATCCGAACTTCGATGCTTGCGTAATCGCAACAAAGAATTTGGTTTCCGGGGGAAGGAAGGATTCCTTTTCGAATCAGCTTTTTTGATTCTTCGTCCCGGTATGGAATGTTTTGAAAATTTGGCAAGCTTGACGACGATCGATAACTTCGCGCCGTGTGAAGATCGTAAAACGGATGGATTTTGCCGTCTTGCACCTCCCGCAAGAATTGGGCAAGGTACGTGTTTTTCAATTTATATAAACGACGGCGTTCAAGTATTTTATTCGCTAATGGGTGTTTGATTTCGGAAAGAACGTCACGGTCAATTGCATTCAACCCCGACGTCGTCAATTTTTCTTTTTTGGTTTTTACCTTTAACACTTTGAAAAATAAGGTCCGCAAGTCGTCCGTTGAAATATCTTTCAATATTTTTATGGGGCGTCCGATTTGTTTTTCGAATTGCTTCGCCCCGTTATCTGTTATTATACTTTCCGTCAAAAGTTTTATTTCCCTATCCAATCGAAGGTCTTCTTCTTTGTAATAAATTTCGTCGACCGGGATTCCTTCCATGGTTGCGTTGCTTAAAGTTTTTAGCCCCTCCAGAAAGAAATAATTTGCTTTTCGGCGGGGGTCTTTCATTCGCCGAAATATTTTCATTTGTTTTTCATATAGGTTATAAGTGAAAAGGGAATCAAAGGCGTTATAAGTCAAAAGCTTTTTTAATGGGGCTTTCGTTAGGGTGTTCAATCCGGTCCGTGGATCGGGTATAATAAAAGGTTTTATGTCGGCGTCATATTCCTTGACCCCCCAATTGACGAACGTTTGAAATTTCAATCCCGTAATTCCCTTCCGCGAATCAATAATGTGTGCGCCGTTCATGGTGCAATGTTCCCAACCCCTTACGGGTCCGATGCAAGCCCGCGCCCACATGTCTTCAAATTTCAAATTGTGTGCGACCTTTTTTATGTTCGCCGCAAATAAAACGGCTTTCAAAAGATTTTCGACTTCGTCTTTCTGTTTGTCGGTCCAAAATGGGTGCGATACCGGGAAGGCTATTGCGTGGTTTTTGTGGAAGGCAATTGAACATGATACAATTCTTTGAAGGGGTCCGAAGGGTTTCAATGACGTGGTTTCGAAATCAAAACCAATTGTTATTCGTCGTTCCCTTAATAGTTCCATCATATAGTCGGAAAGTTCATCGATATCCGTAACGACTTTTATTTCGTTTTCCCACAACCGGGCGGTTGGACGCGGCTTTCGAATACATGATGCCGCGAATTTCAAGTCCCTTCGAAATACGGATTCGATTATTTCGTTTCCTTGATTTCGAACTAAATATGAAGGGTGAAACAAAGGTATTACATGGGCGTGGTATTCATGGTCGGGAATACAAAAACGTTTCCAACGTCCGATCGAACAATCCCCCATTCCGGCGTAAAAGGATTCGACCGCGGCGCGACCGAAAAGGAAGATAATCTTTGGGTTCGTTTCTTCGATTGTCTTTTCGACCAACCAACGGCAACACTTGATTTCTTTCGCCGTTGGGGTCCTATTTTGGGGAGGTCTGCAATTTACCGCATTTATTAACCAACAATCTTTGTGAAGGTCAATGTCGAATGGCCGCATATAGTTTTCTAAAAGGGTCCCGGCTTCACCGATCAATTGTTCCCCGCGTCGGTCTTCTTCCCTTCCGGGGCCTTCGGCAACACATAAAATTCCCTTACGTCCTTCCCCATGGTGCGCCATTTTCGGGGTTAGAACATTTTCATGAAGCCCGCAAACTTCGCATGGGTCTTTTCGTTTTGATTCTTTTTTTAAGGCGGACGGGGTCTTTTTTGTCAAGAACCCTTTTATCTGTTTTCCCATGGTTCCCCCGAAAAGCAACGTATCCCTTTATGTTATACAAATCAAAGAAAGAAATCAAACGGTTTGTTATTTCGGCGTCTTCAAAAATAATCCGTTCCGTTCGTTCCCATTGTCGGTGCGCTTCTTCCCAACCAACATGTCCGGCAAAGAAAAAAATCATGTTACGTCGACGCCTTCTATTTTAATTGGGATTTTGTCCATACCACCAAGATTCGGGTCGGGTTCCCGCGGCGTGTCGGCGGGTCGGAAATATTCTTGATACCCGCAAACTTTACACGTTACGATTAAAGCGGGGGGGAAAGTTTTTGTTTGGGCTTCAATGTATTCAATATCGAAAGTCGCAAATGGTGACGGTTCGTTGTATAAACATTTGGGACATGCCAAAGAAGCTTTGACTTTCCAAATCGCCGCGTTTTTTATTTCTTCTTCAAGATCGGTTGGTGCATAAAGAAAGCTTGTCATATTAATCCCCCACAAATAAAGAAACAAGATGCGAAAAAGGACCCGCGGAAAACAAAGCCCGATCCGTTCCGAACCGAACCTTTGCCGCGGATTGCAAAACGTCTTTCAAATGAATCGGGTTTATTGTAACTTTGATTGGGGTTTTAATGTCCCCGTCGAATTTTACTTTCGTCGTAATGCTTCCCGTTTCCGCTTTGCTTGACGACACAATTATTTGTTTGCTTTTTATTTCAAGGTCGACGCGTTTTTCTTCGGGAATCCCGCCTTCCGCCAACACTTCGCCCAAGTCCAACGCCGTCAAAAGGTCGTTTGGAAGGGTTAGGGCTTTCGACCGCCCGATTGAAAATTGCGCCGATAATTCCGTATGTGGGTAACTTTCAGCGGGAAGGACCCGCGAACAAACGATAACCCCGGCGTCGTTCATGAAGAACGCCCAATCTTTCCCAACGTGAAATTTTGATGGTTCGAAGCTTTCAATTGTCTTGAAGGTTTCATGGGGCAAAAGAAACGTGAATGGTGACGTTTTTTCAAGGGTGTATTTCGACACGCGAAGTTCGTCCGACGTCAAAACCATGTTTCCGGTTACGTATATTCCGGAAAGGGTCGGAATGACATTTGACTTCATGGCCGTAAAGGAACACCAAAGCATTCCTTCGACCAATTCTTCCGGGAGGTCCTTCCATTTCTTCGAAGTTTTGGGGGGTATTTTTATTCGGCCAATAAATCCCGGGAGTTCGGTTTCGGTTATGACGGCAAGTTCCGCGGTTGTGTTCTTCGCGCGAAGTTTCAACTTTTGGTTTGCGACATTTAACGTTAGGATTCCTTTTTTCAACCGTTTTACAATTTTGTAAAATTCTTCACTTGGAATTGAAACGTCCAATCCCGATTCCAACGGGTATGCAATACACAACAAATCGTTGTATGTGAAAAGTCCCGTTCCCGTGAATACAAAGTTTCCGGTTTCGTCAATTATTTCCTTTTTGGCCAATCCGGGTTTGACCGCTTCAAGTATTTCCAACAAATCTTCTTTTTGAATTTTCATTCCTTTAAACCCCCTTGTAAAAAACTTTTTAATTTTATCGGTTTGAATGGCCATGGCCATTCCGGAATCGATTTTTCAAGTGCCTTGAAGAAAATGGAATTGAAAGAATCCCGTTGTTTGTAATCATTGGACAACCCGATTTCGATTATCTTTTCGACTTCCCCGGTTTCCTTATTTATCCAAACTTCGTTTTCCCCCAATTGGTAATTATTTGGGACGGACTTCAATTCGCTTTTCCCTAATTTGAACCCGTGCCCTTCAATGTATTTTATCGCCGAATTCCTTATTTCTTCCGGAAGTCGGTCAATGTGAATGCTTTCTTCCCATGTGGTTTTCGACCGCGCGGAAAGGTTCACTTGAATAGGGTTTTCTTGATATGTGTAATTTCCGTTTCGAAGTTTCGGAATGAATATCGAACCGAACCTTCCAATTGCCAACCACCGGGAGGAATCGACCGAAAACCACGGATAGCGGGTAATCAAAGAAAGGGTCGTCATTCCGAACGCATGTATTTTTGTTTTTGGTATTCCTTGCGAATCACAAATGAAGTTTGCAAATATAAAATCCAACCACCAACGCAACGCGGTTGTTGTTATTGGGACCATTCCCCCAATTGACACGTAATCATATTGGGCAAGATATTGAACAAGGTATTTTGGGTCTTCCCCATAATGAAAACACGGAATTGGTTTCAATCCCGCGTCTTCCATTATTTTTTGATTCTTCAATGTCTTTTCGGGGTCATTAATATCGTCCAACACGGAATAAAAGTCAATTTGGTCCTTGTGTCGCTTCAAAAATCGAATATAACGGTCAAGGGAAATTGTCTTCCCCCGCGTCATTGCGGTAAATGCCCCCGAATCGACAAAGACCTTTGGTTTTCGTTTTGCCATATAAGTGAATTTCATCGTTTCTTGAAAAAAGGGATTAGTATCAAACTGAAAACAAATTTGAAAAGGGCTTGGCTAAACATGATCCATGGAAAAAGACCGAAAACAAACCATACGAAAAGAAAAGAATCAACCGGGGTCGATACGGCATTCGATACCATGATTCTTTTATTCCACGACCAATCCCCGGCTTTCCATGTGTAAATAAGAAAGTCAATCGTTTCGGAAATGAGAAATGCCGCCCCGCTTGCAATGGCGATCCGTTCGTTCAATCCCATGGTTATGACCGTCGCCGCCAACATGTAAAGCCAAACCCAAGTTTTCCCGAAATATCGTTGGACAATGTCCCGAAGGGTGAACGTAAATCCAATCAATACCACCCCCGCGGGAACTTGAAACGGTCCCAATTTGATTATCCCAAATAATTGGACAAGCCAATTGGCAAATACGATTGACAATAAATAGGCAAGCGCCCAAAGACCGCCAATTACTTTATATCGTGGGATTCCTTCCATGATTTCAGTCCTTCCTTTATCATGTTTTCAAGACTTTCGTCTTCCAAGATTTTTTTCAACCGTTTGTTTTCGGCTTCCAATTTTTTGATTTGATCGGACATCATTTCAAAAGCCGCACGTCCCAACGTGGCGAAACGTTGTTCGTTGGTCATTTCTTCTTTCTTCTTTTCATTGGGGGATTCCTTGACTTCGACCAAGGGTTTCGCACGTTTCTTCGTCGATATTCCGGAAGGTCCCCCCGCGACCTTCGTCGCCTTCGGGTATCGTTGAAAAATATCTTTTTCGGATATCCGCCCCGCGTGGACTTTCAACGCCATGATATATTGTGGCCGTTTTGCCCCCGGAATGGTTGTCTTGTACCCCATGTTTACGACCAATGTTTTTGCGCGGTTTTCCGGAACTTTTTTCTTGAAGCTTGCCGCAAGACATGTCGAAATCAAGTTCAAATTCTTTGGTTGCCCCAAGAACCGTAATTTGTAATAATCCCCCGGACGATTATCCATTGCCCAATTTAGTATTTCCCGACATGTGAAAAGATGCAACCGTGGGAGGGTTGTCGGATAATTCAAACGCGCATTAATAAAGGCGTCGATCAACACGCGCCAAAGACCGCGGTCTATTGTTCTTGGTTCATATGCTTTCCTTGTTTTCTTTTTCATTGTAATGTTCCCCTTTCTTTTCCGTTTAAAATTTCGGTTATGTGTCCCGCAAGGAATTGAAGACCTTCTTCGGACATTCCAAATTCACGTAATTTTTCGCTATCACCATGAAATTCATAATAACCGATAACTTTCCCGGTTTCGTTCTTTATCCACCCACAAATCGTTTCGTTTTCTTCTTTCATGGCAAAAACCCTTTTTGTCCAATCGCAAAAAGTTTCGACGTGTAATAAGTATCCAACCCGGAAAACAATAACATTTTGAAATAAGGCGTCGCCATTACCGGGGAAGGATTATAAAATAATAGGACCCGCCGTTCCCGTTTGGCCATTGTAAATCGAATTTTCAATCCAAGACGGCGAAGACCTTCGTCCGTTAATTCCGAAGGGTGAAGGTCGTAAGCTTCCCGACGTTCGTCGAACATGAAAAGACCGTATTTGTCGGAAAGGATTCCATATTCAAGATTGTTAGTTTTGCACCATTGAAAGAACCGGACGGATTGTTTGGAAGAATACAATTGTTCCGGCGTCCCTTTTTCGACACCCGATTTCATGGGGGAACACCGTGTAACACAAATCGTTGTTGGGTCCGTCGCGACGATACGGACTTGATTTCGCGTGGTCAAATACAAGATGCCGTTTTCTTTCAACGCATTTTCCCAACCGTCTTGAATATTCTTCGCGAAGTCCGCGAATTTTATCAATTCCATTAGTCAAGGACCCCCGCGGGGAAGTTTTCCCCCCTTCGCCAATCCGACACCCAATTTCGGACCGTGTGAAGTTTGACTTGTTTGTTGATTGTTTGTTCCCATAATGCCACGGGGGACAATGGTTCCCCGGCATTGACCGAAGCCTTCCAAGTTTTGTAAACAATGTGTTTGTTACTTTCCGGAAGAAGTCTTTTCGCTTCCCGTTTGGGGCGAAGCGGGTTCTTGACCATTTTTGGTTTCCGGGGGCGATAATCCCGGCGCATTGGTGTTTCTTCCTTTTTCGTCTTTTTCTTTGCCGGGGCCTTCTTCTTCGGGGGGGCCTTACGGCTTCCCGACCCCTTTTTAGGGGCTTCCGAAGCCTTCTTTTTCTTTGGTGCGGCCTTTCCCTTGCCTTTTTGGTCCTTTTGCCCGCCACGTCCCGATTTGGGGCCTTCTTGCCCCGTTTCCGGCTTGGTTTCCGGCTTGGTTTGGGCTTTTTCCTTTGGTTTTGCCTTCTTCTTCGGGGGGGCCTTCTTCTTTGCCGGGGCCTTCTTCTTCGGGGGGGCTTTCTTTTTTGCCGGGGCCTTCTTTTTCTTGGCTTTTTCTTTCTCTCCCGCTTTTTTCCCCTCCGAAGCACCGCCCGATTCCCTCTCGTCTTCTTTTTTCTTTTCTTGATATTCGGCCAATTCGCTTTCGTCGGCAACAATCATGTTGTAATACCGAATCACTTCTTCGGGAATTTTCTTCAAGGTTTCTTCGTCGTCTTCGAATTCTTCAATTGCAGAACAAAAAGAATTCGCCAAATTTTGGGGTTTCCTTCCGACGTAATGAATGGCTTCTTTTAACACCCCGGACGCGTTTAGCTTCCGGATCATTTCTTTTATTTCATTTCGTTCGACAACACTTATTTTTATTCCGTTCACGATTTCCATAATGGACCCCCTTTAAATTTTACACTTTCATTTCCTATTGTAACATGTAACAAGCCAATTTGACGCAAAATTATTCATTGTTTTCGTTGAATAGTCTTTGGAAGTCCGACCTTTCCGCCCACCGGGAAGAAATGCACGGGTCGCAAATTCCCAAATCTTGTTCGACAATAACTTGTTTGTTTTTATGAAAGACGCGGTGACGGTGGGCAACGACATTCAACCGCATGATGCCGTTCTCTTTTTCCGTTGGTGTTTGATTCAACCCAATCATGGCGTCGACGTGGGCAATTTTTCGAATGTCTTCCGCCGTATCGATTTGGGATATCGACGTTTTATTTATTGCATTTCTATTCGTTTGACTTGCCGTTATGACAAGAACGTCGCGGCTTGCCGCCAATCGTTTTAATTTTTTCCATATCGAATCAAGTCTTTCTCTTTCATTTTTTCCCGCGCCGTCGGCCAATATGTCCGCGTAATCTATTCCGACGACCTCAAAATTGAACCCATCTATTCGTTCAAGAATGTCAAGGTCCCTTTCAATGTCGTCAAGTGTTGCCGAATATGCGGGGTATTCTTTGATTCGAAGATATTTACCGTACAAACTACCGAAACGAACCCCGCGGCGCATAGTATCGGAACGCGATAAATTAGGGGAAGACGTAACGTAACGGAAAATTCTTCGGCTTATAGATTTCAAGGACATTTCCAACGTTATAAAAACCGTCTTCCTTCGCCGCAAAATGCTTCGAATCATCATGTCTTGAAGCCAAAAAGATTTCCCGCGTTTCATGGGACCCATTAAAGACACAAGCCATTTCTTTTCAAACGCCCCTAACAATTCCCCCAAAGCCCCTTCGAAAAGTTCGACCCTTTCCCCTTCGTTCCGGAACATGTTCCGAATAAATTCCTTGTTGAATATCATTTCGAAATTTGAATCCATTGTCGACGTCGGGGAAAAACCGGAAAGTAACTCCCGAAGACGCGCCGTTTGATTGCGGTCGATTAACTGTTTTCCCCGTGCAAATAGCATTTCGTAATCCCGCAATTGAAAAAATTCGTACGCGCGGTTTAGTAAATAATTTTGATTGTAATTCCCGTTGACGTAATCTTCGTTTAGATTTTCCAAGAATGTTTCAATGATTTCAATTTCACTATCGGCCAAGGAAGGTTTTTTTTCTTCGAATATTTCTTCGATTGTTTCTTTCGGGGCTTCTTCGAATCGTCCAAAATGATCCATTATCCATCCGGAAAGCTTTTGAAGATATTCGACTTGAAAGTGTTCCTTCTTCAACACGGGCTTTATTTGCCGAAGAAAATCCGTGTCAACAATCATGGCCGTAATGATGTTCTTTTCCAATCGCCCGGAGGTTGGGCGTCGTCTAATTCCCGGCATGTCAATTCCTTTCTTGTAATTCCCCGCGTTTACGAAGCCACGTAATGAAATCGTCCAAAATATACGATTTGGCCATTTTATCAATTTGGGTTATGTTCTTTTCAAGGACGTAATCAAAGAATCGGTCGATCATTTGGAAGGTTTTCGGACTTCCCGAAGCATCGTAAAAAATACCGTACCGCTTGTTTCGTACCATGGCACGGATTGTCTTTATTATTCGAATTATGTTTTTCATGTCGAACGTGTTTAATCGTTGGCCGTAAATGTTCATGGTGTAATGGTCAATAAATCTTTCGGTTGCTTTTGGGTATGGGTCCTTTGGTACGGAATGAAATAAATTCATTGTGTGCTGTTTTCCCTTCAAACATTCTTTCAACCAAGAATCAACCCCACGAAGTCGTTTTTTTCTTCGCAAAAGTTCTTTTGTGGGTTCTTCAAATTCGATCCATTCCAAAAGGGAAACATAAAATCCAATGGGCTTCAATTCCCGAATGTTGTATTTCGATTCGACGACTTCCTTCCAAACGTTAATCGCCGCC